CGCCCCACGTGGCCACTCTGGTTACTGCGCTTACTATACTGTTCCAGATTTTCTGCGGCAGCTCCTTAACAATATCTATAACTTTCGTTACAAAATTTGTTATAACTGTGCCGCCTTTTTCCTGCATATTTGCGCCCCACTCTGCTATTTTCTCAACGCCCGCAGCGATTGCCTGCGGTATCAGAGTAGGTAGCTCTTTTATTTTATTTATGATTGTCGTTACCAGCTTGCCTGCCGCCGTCAAAATCTTAGGCAGCCCCGTAATCAGTCCTGTTACAATGGCTGCTATAATCTGCGGTATGGCTGCGATTAAAAGCGGTATTGCATCTATGATGCCGTCAATCAATGCAACTATAATATCGCCCGCACTTTCGATAATAAGCGGTATGCCCTCAACCAGTGCATTTATGATAGCCGTTATGATTTCCGGCAGTGCCTCAATCAGTACGGGCAGCGCTGCTACCAGCCCCTGTGCCAGCCCCGTAAGCAGCTGTAATGCTGCTGTAATCAGCAACGGTATATTTTCTATCAGCATGGTTACAATGTTCGTAACCACCGTTACGATTGTTGGCAGCAATGTAGGTAACGCTTGTGCGATACCTTGCGCCAATTCCGTAATAATCTGTACGCCTGCCTCTAAAAGCTGCGGTAATATAGTAAGCAGCGTATCTATGATTGTCGGTATAATCTGCCCGATTATGCTTATCATTTCCGGCAGCATTCCAACCAGCGTATTAAGCAAGTCCTGTACGCCGCTCATTAAAGGCGGTAATAACTCCTGTATAACCTGTGGTATATACGTTGCAAGCTGCTCTACGATTTCTCCCAGTCCGCTTACCAGCCTCGGCACTGTTTCTATTACCCTCGGTGCTATATTCCCTACCACTGTTACAATACTGTCTACCAGATTGCTTGTAAGCTGTGAGAAATTCGCCTCGCTGTCTGCCATTCCAGCTACCCAGTTGTCCCACGCTGAACTCATAGAACTAACCGAACCCTCTATTGTTGTACTTGCCTCTTTTGCCGTTGTCCCTGTTATGCCCATTTCCGTCTGTACGACGTGAATAGCGTCTACAACGTCTGAATATGATGAAATATCATACTTAATGCCGGATAGCTTGCTTGCATCATCAAGCAGTCGCTGCATTTCCTCTTTTGTACCGCCATATCCCAGTTTTAAGTTATCCAGCATGGTATAATTCTGCTTTGCAAAACCGTTATAGGCGTTCTGTATAAGCGATATATCAGTACCCATTTTATTTGCATTGTCTGACATATCCGTAATTGCCACGTTTGCCTTTTCTGCTGCCGCTGCCGTGTCATTATTCATACTGGCAAGCAGCGACGCTGAAAAGCTGGTAACTGTTTCCATGTACTCATTTGCAGACATTCCGGCTGTTTTATATGCGTCGTTTGCATAACCAACAACCGTATCAGACGACGTTTTGAAAAGAGTTTCTACACCGCCTACAAGCTGTTCCTGTGCTGCGTATCCCTCTATCGCTTTTGTGGTAAGCGCTCCTATGGCTGTTGCCGCTCCCGCAACTGCTGCCGCCGTCGCCGCTGCTGCTGCTTTAAGCGCTGTACCCATTCCGCTTAGCACGCTTGTAAATCCAGAAAATTTTCCCTTTGCGTCGTCTGCCTGTTCCCCGCTGTCTTTTATTTCCTTTCCCATTTCGTCAGCGGCTTTTTCTGCTTTTTCCATTTCGTCAGTCGTTTTGCCTAATTCCTGCTCTGTCTTTACAAGCGCTGCTTTCTGGTAATTTAACTGGGTTTCAAGTTTTTTACTTTCTTCGCTATTGTCTCCTGTTGCCTTGCGACATTTTTCTAAAGCCGCCTCGGTTTCTTTTACCTTTTTTGCCTGCTCGTCGTATGTTTTCTGTAGTACCGCCTGCTTTGCTTTCAGCGCATCTACGCTGCTTGCATTGTCCTTATATTCAGCCGTTACAAGTTTCATTTCAGAATTAAGCACTTTAAGGGTGCTGTTAATTTCCTTGCAGGCTGCTTTATACTCTGCCTCTCCGTCAAAACTTAACCTTGTTTTGACGTTCTGCGTCTTATCTGCCATAATTAAAAGCCCCCTAACGCTATGTCTATATCGTCCATGTTTTCTGTAGCTGCTGGTGTTCCCGCCTGTTCCTGTCGGAAAATGTGCGGGTTATATTCCTTGTGATATTTAAACAGTGTCGTTATCTGGTATGGTGTTTTTCTCCATGCCTCACGTTCCCTGTATCTCAAAAGCACTACTGCAATATACAAAAGCCGTGCAGTATCTAATTTTCCTGCACGGCTGCCCTGTTTCCCTCTTCTGTTGTTTCTTCTCCGTCGTTTTCGTTCTCTGTGTCGCTGTTGTCTCCCGCAGTTCCTCTGCAGAACGATTTAAAAATAGTGTTCTGTACTTCCTGCAAATTTCCTGCGTGTATCAGTCTGCCTACCCTCTTCTCTTCAAGCAGCTGGGCGTTTTCGTCCTCTGCTAAAAGTGCCTCGTTAATAAGCAGCGTAAGTAACCACCTTGTATCTTTAAAAAGGTTTGGGTTATCTTTATTGAATACCTCACTTAATTTGTCGTAGCCCCCAAACTTTTCCTGTACTTCGTCTAATGCGTTCAGTGAAAAAAGTAAACCATATTCTTTGCCGTTCAGCTCTACGGGAAAAGCCCCGCTCTTTAATGCTCCCATGATATAAAATTAAGGCGCAGCCCATGCTACGCCTCTCTCCTTTCCTGTTTTATACACTTTCCATTGCTGCTGCCTTTTCCGGCACTGCTGTAAACCACGTTTTAGCCGCTGCGCTTTCCTCTGTTCCCACAAAGTCTGCTTTCCACAAGTTATCTTTCTTTCTTGTTGTAAAAGATGCCTCAATGTCCGGCGTGTTAAACTTGATACTCTCGCCCTTTGTTTCGTACTTTTCAGACGGTACTTTAAATTTTGCTTTAAGCAGCCATACGTAACGGTATTTACCACCCGTTTTCTTAGCTCTGAACCCTACAGCAACATACGGCGGCTCGTCCTCTTTTCCCGCCCATACTACGCTGTTCTTATCTACTGCCTGCCCCAGCAGCTCTGCCAGCACTTCCGGCGTAAGGTCTTTAATTCCCAGCTTAAGCGTTCCGCTTGCAAACTCCGTGACGCTCTCGCTTAATGTGTCGTCTGCATACAAGCTGCCGTCTGCTGTCTTTACGGATAAATCGGCGCTCATTGCCTCTGCCATTTTCTTAGGTGTCCCGTAGCTCTCTGCTCCGTCTGCCTCTGTGCATACGGCATAATATAAATCTTTCAGTCCCAGTGTCATTGTTTAATCACTCCTCTTTCAAAATCTCGACTGTGATAGGCACTAACCAGTACCCCGTTTCTGTTTCGTAGCTTTCTGCGTCTATGCTGTTGATATAAACGCCTGCTGCTTTCAATACCTCTTTTGTCTTATCAAGCTGCGCCTCAAAATCGCCCTTATGGAAAAGCGTAACTCTATACATTTCCCTGCGCTCTTTCTCTTCGTCGTCTGCATTTACCGCAGGCGTACCCAGCAGCCGCAGAAACGTATAATATGCGTCTGGCTTATCCCGTCCAGTGTAAACGCCTCTCTGGGCTGGCAACCCTGCGCTTTCTAAAATCTCCTGTATACTCATTCGCCTGTTTCACTCTCCCATATACTGCGCTGTGCCTCTACTACCTTTTCGTGCGCCTTTTCGTTTGCCACTGTCATATAAGGGCGTGCAGCGTGGCTACTTGTGCCATACTCTGCCACAAAGCCGATTGTTGCATAGCGCACCTTGCTTTTATCTCCTTTTCTGTCGTTTCCATGCTTTGCCCGTCCCTGTGGGTATATCTCTACGTATTTCTCCGTATCGTCGCCCTTTACGTCCGTGGCTTTTATGGAATTGATAAAACCGCCCGTTTCATTCAGTCCCATTGCCTGTGCCTCTGCTCTCTGTGCCTCTATCAGCACATCAGCACCAGCTTTAAGCATTTTGGGTACTGCCTCAACTGTAGCCGCCTCTCTCCGGCTGAAAGCGTCTATAATATCTTCCAGCCCGACTGTGTTAAACTCTCCCATGCTTACACCTCGTTTCTGTGGCGTAAATCTGTAAGCGTAAGCTCTATGGTGTCTGTTCCTGTATCGTAGGTCTTAAGTACAAAATAGCGCCGCCCGTTTACTTCTACTACGTCCTCGCCGCCATAATCTGCCTTATGTACCTCGTACTTTGCCTCTACCAGCTTTCCTGTCTGCTGGCTCTTGAAATACTCGCTATACCCCACTGATTTTTTATTACAAAATACAGTACGGGTGCTTTCTTTCGGCTTTGTCGCAAATCCGTTTTTGTTTACCCTGTCTTTTTCGCTTGCCTCGCTTATCAGCGTTATTTCGTCTATCCAGTCCATACCTTACCTCTCTTTTAGGTGTCCGTTTCGGACACATAGCCCAAATAAACGCTACCGCAATAGCAGTTACCCAGATATGCAGCATCTGTTTTATGCTCTAAGGCATCTATGCGCCCGTCCAATGTTTCCATGTTTTCGTAAACTTCTGAAAACGTATTATTTACAGCCTGCATATTGCTGCTTTCTCTGGCTTTCATTTCCTGTACCAATGCCTTTAAGCTGGTAAAGCTAAACCACCTCATGCCAGCACCTCACTTATGCAAACAAGGCTTTTATTTCCTGCTGCGTAATTTCTGTAAGGTCTGCTGCTGTCAGTGCCGTTATTCCTTTTGTAGCTGTAAATTTGCCTGTTTTGTTATCATACGCAAGCCCTGTAATCACATTGCCTGCGCCCGTAACTGTTACGCTTAAATCGTCCAGCTGGATAAGTCCCGCTACTGCCTCGTTGATTGCTTTTGTTACGTCTGCGGTCTTTGCGTATGTTGTCAGTGCATTTGCAATGGCTGCCGTTACTTCCGTAGTCTTTGCATAACTGCTTAAGTCTACTTTCCAGTCTCCCACCTTTTCCAGTTTACCGTTAATTACCATGTATTCGCTGTAAAGGTTTCCTGCCTCTCCACTGGCATTTTTTACCATGTAAATTTTCTTTTCTGCGTCGTCCGCTACTGTATCAATGTCTCCCGTGCTGTCTACCATTACACGGCTTAAGTGGTCTGTCCCTGCAATCGCTGTGGAAATAGCGGCGGCTACCTCTGTTGCGGTCATTCCGTCTTTAATTCCATAGCCTGCAAGCGTTGTAGCTGCGTCTGCTTTCCCGTTTATAAGGCTTTTCAAATCCTCTGTAAGATTTTCTACAGCTACCTTATCAAGCCCCCCCAGCGCCCCTATGTCGCCTTTTTCTGCATAGCGTTCTTTAATTTCCGCTACCAGAAATTTAAGGGTATCGTATGTAACTCTCTTAATTGCCATTGCTCTTATTTCTCCTATCCAAACAAATCCTTAATATCCCGCTCTCCTACTTCGTCGTCCGCAGTATCTGGCGTAACGCCGCCTGTGTATTCACTGGATAGGCTTAAGTGCATTTTAAGACACTCGTAAGATTTCCAGAATTGCTCTGATTTATCAGAGTATCCAAATTCTGCCTTGCAGTATAGCGTAATGGCTCTAATAATCAGTGCGTCTGTTTCTTCCAGTTTCTTTACGCCTACGTCCTGCAAATCCATTTTGCAGGCGGCTATGCAGTCGTTTATTTCTTCCGTGATTTTTTCGCTTGTGCTGCTGATACGCAGCGCCGCCCGCATCTTTTCGGTTAATGTTGTGGCAGTTGCTGCCATAGCCTGCACCCTCTTTCTTACTCTGTTTCTTCCGCTACTCCTGCATTTACCAGAACTGCTGCACGTTCTCTGGTTACTGTGTAAGTATCTCCTGTATCCTTAATCTGGTTCAATTCCTTATCAAGAAAACGGTTCTTTGCTCTCACTTTTACCAGCCCTGCTGTTTTCTTTTCTTCCTCGGCTTTTGCTGCTGCCTTTCTCTCTTCCTCGGCTTTTGCTGCTGCCTCTGCCGCCTTTCTCTCTTCTTCGGCTTTTGCTGCTGCCTCTGCCGCCTTTCTCTCTTCTTCGGCTTTCGCTGCTGCCTCTGCTGCTGCCTCTGCTGCTACTTTTTTATCCTCTTCCGTAAGCTCGCTGTCGTCTGGTATATCTACCTCGACGGCTGCGCAGCGTGCAGCAATTTCTTTCTTTGTTCCTTCTGCATCTACGCCCAGCTGCTTTGCCAGTTCCTGCAAATCCTCTTTCTTATAGCTTTCCAGCTCTTTTGCGTCTAAGTATCCTTTCATGCTCTACCTCGCTTTCTTACACTGCTTTTACGCCCTTTTTAACTAAGATAATACCCGCAGCGTCAGCTACTTTGCCGTCCACTACCATTAAGCACTTATTCTTAATCTTGTTGTTGTCGTGGTCTGTCCACTTCACTACCTGCATTTCCATGTTGGTATTGATAACGTAATCAGAGAAATTCATAAATACTGCGATTACGTCGCCCTCGTTTGCGTCGTCCCAGCTCGGTAAAACGTCGTCCTCTACAGTTTCCACATTCTTACCCATGAAACGGTATGTTTCCTCTCCATTCACGCCGTAGTTTGTGCGTCCGATAGGCTGCCCGTTCTTATCTTCCATACCGTCAATGCCAGTATCAAAAGTGGACTGGTTCATAACAAAGCTGCCGTTTCTGTACGCCTTTTTCATTTTACCTTTTACCTTGTGCCAGCCGTTCCAGCTTGCGTACTCTTCCGGTGTCAGAGTAACTACAGTTGTTACCCTGTTGTCTTTAAGAACACCCAGCGGCTGCCCCTCACCTGTACCGTTGAAAATGGCAATTTCAATAGCCTTTACCATTGCCTCTGTTGCCATAGGTACAAACAAATCAGTAAACATTTTCAGCGTTACTACATTCGCTAAAATGCTCTGGGAAATTTTACACTCCAAACCGTAATAATTGAATGTTACGGAATTTTTAGCAGATGCTTTCTGGTCGTCGCTGCTCTTTTCCTCTGCAATCCAGTGCGCAGTAGGCTTTAAGTCTGCAATCGGAATGGAAACGCCGCCCTGTACGTTAATCTTGCGCACCTTTGCATAAATGCTGCCGTAGCTTTCCAGTTTCTGAATGATTTCATTCATAATAGTTGTCGGAATTACAGCGCCACTGTCTGCTGTAGTGGTGGTTTCAGCCGCTCTGTACTCTGCCGGAATAGCAACGCCTCTGCATACATAATTCATAAACGCTTTTCTGTATGCCATAGTGTCGTATTTGTCCTCTGTTTCTCCTGCTCCTGCGCCGCCTGCTCCCTTGAAATTTCTAAGCAGCGTGGTATCTGCTCCCGCTCCACCTGTCGGCTCTCCTGCTGCAATTCTTTCAAGCAGCTTTTTACGTTTCTCTTCCGCTGTCAGTAAAGCGGTACGCTCTTCCTGTAAGTCTGTTACCTCTGTTTCCAGTTTTGTAATTTCCTCGTCCGTAAGCTCTGCCGCTCTGGTGTTAAGCTCTTCTTTGATTTCGGCTAATCTTGCCTCAATTTCCTTTAATCTCATAGTCTGTGTTCTCCTTTTTTGTTTTGATTTTTATAAGCTCGCCTTAATCTTTAGTATTGCTGCCCGCCTCTTAAGCAACTCCTGCCGCTCCCGCTCATAACTCCTACTCGCAAAAGCACGGGCGCTTATTTCAGTATCGTTATTTGCCGGAATACTCACGGCTGATACATCATAAACCTTTTTGATTTTCAAAATTGTTCTTGTATGTGTTTCTCTGTCGTAGCTTTCCTCTGCCACTGTAAACGCCCATGACATTTTAGTAATCATTCCTGCGCTTATGTCTTGATATAGCCCACGGGCTAAGTCTGTCCGGCTTAAGTCTGCTGCCACGAAAAGCCCCTTTACGTCCGGCTCTAAAATCAGCGTATTATTTGACTGTCTGGCAAATACTCTGCCCTCATGGTCGTACTGCATGATAACGTCGCTCATGTCTGCGCTGTCTAATGCGTGTGCGTCTATTCTTTCGTAAATCTTTGTGCCGTCCTCAAACTCATATAAAAGGTATGGCGCATTAAATGTAGTGGCGTAGCCCTCTACGTAGCACTCCGACTGTATACGCTTTTCGCCGGAACTCTGCGCTACCAGAGGTGCTACCAGCGTTCTATATTCCCGTTCTTTCTTAACTGGCATTATTTACACCCTCTTTCTCTTTCTGTCCGTTCTGCGGCTCTTCTCCTGCTGCTGGTTCTGTCTGCTGTTGTACTTGCTGTATGATAACTGGCTGCTCACTTCCTTTGTTCAGCTCGCTTACCTCTGTATATTCCTTTCGGATATAATACTTTTCCCCGTCCTCAACGTGTGCCATGTTCCATATATCCATCACGCCGTTTCTGTTCAGTAACGCACGGTCAAAAAGCTGTGTGCTTACGCTTAACTTTGTGGCGTTGCTGGCGTATTGCAGGCGATTTGCAGAAAAGAAAATAGCATTGCCGCAGGCTCTTTCTCTCTCTGTAAAGCTCATATTTGTCATAACAAGCGATAGTTGTATTGCAAACGGTTCTATTTTTCCCTCGTAGTAGGCGTTCCACGTATTTTCATCAAATTTATTTTGCAGAATGTCCATATTTGTACCAAAATGCGTACATACATTTTCTTGTATGTGCTGCATCTGCAATGCGTTTGGTGTGTACGGTTTACTTTCTACCTGTTTCAGCTCACTAAACTTGTTATCATAAATAATCATGCCGCTATCGTTGTCTGCGCTTAAGTTGTCCTCTGTAAAGCGTTTCCGTTCTTTCTTTATATCATCTGGTTTCAGCATATTTGCCACCTTTGCCAGAAAACGGATATTTGCCGAATTTTTTACAGCGTTTATAATTCCCTCATTCTGCGTATGTATCAGCTGCATAGTTGGTGCAAGCGTGCTGTTGTCCTCTCCAAAAAGGTCGTCTTTATATTCAAAGTCCGTCATAATGCCTACACGCTCAAACTCAATAGCTCCATAGCTGCCATTTGCAAACAGATACCGTAAATATAACTGCCCCTCACTCTCTACCACCTCGCAGCGTTCAGCCCGCAGTGGATACCAGCCACACAAGCGCCCGTATTCGTCCTCGATAGGTATAATAAAAGCGGTGTGTTCCACCGCTACATACGTTGCCAGGCGCTTTATAAATTTTGTTGTATCCATGAAGTAGTTGGGCTTATGCTGTAGTGTCTTTTCCAGTGACTTAAGAGCGCTGCCCTCTATCTCCGGCTTTAGCTTGCTGCAATGTGTAGCAAAATTATTTATAGCCGTTCTGGTTAAATCCATTTCATACACGCCGCCGCTAAAGCTGGTAAACGTCGGGCTGTATCCGTTCAGCATTTTGAAATAATTACCTATGGCTTTTAATTCTTTGCCATGAAAAAGATAGTCTAAAAATTTCATGCCGTTTACACTCCTTTCTATGCGGCATTTTTAAGCAGCTCGCCGCACTCTTCCCAGTATTTCTGCCGCACGGTCATTGCATCTATGACAGATACAAAGCCGTCGATATGCGCCCGCTGCTCGATTTTTATAGGTCTGAATTTTCTTGTCTCCATGTTGTGCTTAAGCGCAACATTTAAGAAATGCGTCTTTAGTAAATTGTTGTCGGCAATCTTAAAATCGCCGTCTTTTATGATGCCCTCAAACTCCCGTATAACTGGTGTAAGGTTCTCGCCTTGGTAAACGTCGTCCATGTGAAAACCATAATTTGCCATATCGGTAATAAGGTACTGGGCGCTGTATCTGTCGTAGCCGATTTTCAACGGTCGTATGCCGTAATCTTCCAGCAGCATAGTAAACCAGCCGTAAACGTCGTGGTAATCTACGTAATTCTCGCCGCTTAAGGTTATCAGCCCCTTTTTAACGAATATGTCATACGGCACGCCGTCCGTAGCCTGTAAGTATTCCAGTCTGCCCCGTGGCATAAAGAACTGTGTAAACGCATACAGTGTACCGTCTTTCTGAATAACCACACTGGCTGCTGTTAAGTCCGTTGTCTGGCTTAAGTCGATACCGCCCACTGCGTAGCAGTCCCTAAAGTCCTCTAAGGTCTTTTCTACTCCGGCGTTCTCTACTGTCTGATATTCCAGCCATGCAATAGAGCTGTTCTGCTTGATATTGCAATACTTTGTAAGGAACTCTGCTTTTTTACTTAAGCTGCCCTCTGCTACTGCTATCTCGTCCATAAAGAAACTTTCTTTTACGGATACGCCCATGTTAGGGTTAGCCTTTTTCAGTTCGTCTATGTCGTTCCACTTCTCCACATCATCAATCATGTAAAGGAATGGTAATAGCCTGCGCTCTTTGCTGTTTCCTTTCAAGAAACTTGTGCTACGTTTCATTAGTTCATCATAAATACTGTCGTTGATATATCCGGCAGTGCTTATGCTCAATATCATAGGTTGAGTACGTGCGCCTAAAGCGGATTTCATAACCTCATACTGCTTTAGTCCAGCGTCCCCGCTCCATGCTGCCATTTCATCACATACCACAAGCTGCGGGTTAAATCCGTCTGACTTCTTGGCATTAAAAGCAATCGGTTTTATTACCGTGTTGCTCTCCGCAATATAAATATCGCTGCGCCGTTTCTTTGCCAGCTCCGCTAACTCGTCCTCTGCCTGTACCATTTGATAAAATCCGTCATACACCAGCGCCGCTTGGTCTAATTTCGGCGCTAAGCAGTATATTTCTTGTCCATACTCCGGCTCTAAGTACGCCATATATGCAATAATCGCAGATGCAAATAAACTTTTTCCGTTTTTTCTGCCAATTACAATAAAAATTTCACGGAAAATACGTATTTTTTCTGCGTCCTGTATGCCAAAAATAACAGAAACTATGGCTTTCTGCCATAGCTCCAACTTGATTAAATCATTACGTCCTTTGCTGTGGTGGCAAAAGTTCTCTATGAACCGTATAGCCTTATTCGCAGCCTTTGCATTAAAAAAATACTCCTGCTTTTGCAGCCCGTTTATAATGATTTCGTATATTTTCTTTATCCATTTTCCCGCTATGATTTCGCCGCTTGTAATCTTTGCGTGGTACTCATAGATATAATTTCGATAAGGCGGCAATATTGCTTACTCTTCCCGCAAAGCCGCCAGCCTGCTTGTCTTTCGTTTCGCAGCTGGTACTAATTCCGTAAGCTGCTTAATCACTGCTGCATAGTTCTTACTAAGCGCTATGTAAGTTTCTGCCTCTGGGCTTTTCTTTGTTCCCCACTGGTTCTGCCCGTTCTGGTACTCACTCGTCCAGCCGTCTTTTTCAAGTTTCGCCTGCAAGTCGTCCAGCTCAATGCTCATAAATGCAGCCTTTTCTATCAGCGGCGTTACTAATTTTCTTTTGTTTTCGTCTAAGTCCTTGAAAATTCCCTTAAGTCTGGTCTTTTCGGTCTTTATCCTCTGTTCTTTGGTTTTCTCTTTCTTTGTTGCCATTCCTTTACCCCGCTTTCCATTCCTGCGCCGCACCACACCCCCCTACACCACCCGTGCGCACGCCCGTAGGGTAATTTTAGGGTATCCCCCTCGGTATTCGCCCCCTTTAATTATTTTTCTGATATGGGGGGAGTATGCCGCCGTTCTCGTCGAACCGATACCGCTTATGTCTCTCCTGTTTGTGGTGTTCCTTGTTGTGGCAGTCTTGGCACAACGCCTCTAAGTTATCCCAGCACAACGTAACGCTTATGTCGTTTATGTTCTCTCTGTTAAGCCAGCGCTTATGATGCACTATCTTTGCTGGTTGCCCGCAGCGTTCACAAATATAATCTTGTGACATTAAATAAGCGGCTCTGGTTTTTTCCCATGCCGCTGATAAATAAAAACTCTTAGCCCATGCTTTCATACTGTCCCCTCTCTTTCTTCATTCCCCAGCGCCCTAAGTTTCATGCGCTGGGTGGAGGCTAAAGAATGAATAGAAAAAGAGTAGGCAACTGCTGCCGCACATGGCTTAAGCTATCGCCTACTCATTTCATGCTACCATTGTATCTCTTTTGTTTTCCCATGTAAACACCACGTTTTTACCACGATATTACCCGCTGCTGCTCTGTTATCATTTCTCTTACTGGCACGCCTGCTGCTCTTAGCTGCTCGTATATACTCCTTATCTCGTGTCTAAACCAGCCTACATACTGCATGGGTACTGGCTGATATTGCCGCCCCATAAATGGGTTATCTGCATACGCTGCCACCTGTGAAAACTCATATAGCAGCAGTGGCTTACTCTGGTCTAATAATAGCCGCAATATATATGCTGTCGTTCTTCCGTGTAGCCGTCCCTCTGGCGGCTGCCATATCCCAGTTATTATATATAACCTCTGCCACTCGTAAAGCTCAAATCCTAACGCCTGCTCTATATGCTTTATCAACCTGTCTGCCGCCTGCTGTTCTCTCGCTGTTTCCCGCTTTCTTTTTATCCATGCTTTTATTTTTTCAAACACTTACTTTACCCTCTCTTCGTCAATCCCCCACAATAATACTGACAGCTCGTTTATGATGCCCGTAACCCAGCGCCTCGGTGTGTTCTTTCCTGTGTCCAGTTCCTCTGCAATTTCCGCATAGTCCATACCCTGCATGAAATACATTTCAAAAGCCTTGTACTCTACGCCTCTGCCTGCTGCCTCTCTGCGACGCTCTATCTCTTCTACTGCCTTGTCTATATGTGCTGTCATTATCAATGTCTTAAAGCGTGTGCGTCTGATACTCTCTAAGTATGTACGCTGCTGCTCGTCCGTCATGCCCTTAAGCTCTAACTGCTGCCCGTCGCTTATGGCGTTCTCGATATGAAAAACCGCATCACGGTAACATTTCATAAGCGTAAAAGTATTGTGGTATTTCTCTTTCTTCCTCTCCTGCTTTTCCTGTCGTTTCAGTTCCGTTATTGCAGCCTTTGCCTGTTTCTGCATCAGCTCTGTTAATTCGCTTTCATGCAGCTGTACCCAGCTTTCAGCCTCTGGCGGCATTTCTACCCCTGCCGCCGCTGTTGTCTTTGTTTCTTCCTGCTCCATGTTCTGTACCTCGCTTTCTGTTAATTAAACGGTAGCTCTTCGTCTGCTCCCTCTGGGATATTCATAAACCCGTCACTCTCCGGCAGCTGCTGCCCTCTCGCCTCTGCCTCTGCTTTGCTCTCTCCAAAGCCTACGCTATTTGCCACAACCTCTGTGTAATATACCTTACTGCCCGTGCGCTGGCTCTCGTAGCTGCCTGTTTTAATCTTGCCAGTAACCTCTACCCTGCTGCCTTTGCTTAACCATTTCTGCGCCCATTCCGCAGTACGTCCGAAACACTTAATATTTATAAAATCTGTGTCTTTCCCGTCGTCTACTGCAAGCGTAAAGCGGGTAATAGCTGTGCTATTGTCCTGCCCGCCATATCTAAGCTCTGGCTCTCTTGTAAGCCGCCCTGTAAGTGATACGTTATTCATTCTCTCTGCCCCTCTCTTCCAGTTTGTCCAGCTTTGAAAATATAGCCAGCAATTCCAGTGCTATAATTCCCAGTAAAATATTAGTCATTTTCTACCGCCTCGCTTTCTTCTCTCAATCCTGCTGCCATATTGCTAAACGCCGCTGCTACGTTCTCGCATAATGTCGCCAGTGCTGGCTTTATACTCTGCACCCAGCGGTTAATAGCTGCCGTCAATGTTTCTGCTGCTGTTGGCAAGGTTTTATTTATCTGTCTTGCCATTTTTCTTGCAAGCCTGCGCTGTTTTCGCTTGTCCAGCTCTAACGGCGGGTTTACTCCATGCTTTTTCTTATAGTTCTTTTTCCACTGTCTGTATTTCACTGCTTACGCCCCTTTCTCCATATCGTATACGGCAGCGCCCATACTGGCGCTGTTATTATCAACGCCAGTTTAGCTACGCATATCAGGCAATATACCACCCCGTCTACTACTACCTTTCCCGTTTCTTCCATCGCATCTACTACGCCGTCCATAAACTCAAACATTTACCGCCCCGCTTTCTGTGTCCGTTTCGGACACCTTACCCGTATAGTCTGTTACTCTGATACCCAGAATACAGTAGCCCTCTGTAAGCCCTGTATAATCTTCCAGCATATAAATAATATCTGCATCAATCGTGCGCCCTGTATGCTTACCGTCCTTAAATTCCAGCATTTTAAGGCTGTCGCCCTGTTTATATCCTCTGTCATTCTTCCGCAGCTCAAAGCTCTTTTTCCCGCTTATTACGTCCTCGTAATCAGATGCCACTATCTTTAATTCATGTTGCTTATGCTCTATATTCCCCTCGCTTGGCAGATGCTCCATTTTTTCTGCGTCTGCCCGCTCCTGCAATTTCTTCTTTGTCTGGCGGTCTATAGCGTCCTGCTCTTCGCTGTACCGCTGTTCGTCCGTCTTTTCAGCCTCTGCCTTGTTTATGTACTGGTCGCATTTCTGGCACGTTCCCGTTTTTACGTTGCAGTCCTTGTATTTCTGGCAGGAATAGCACAAAGACGTTATGCTTTCTGGGTGCGGTGTTTCGTAATCGTCCCCTGCCTTTTTCTCTGCTACCTTTTCCGCTATTTCCTTTGCCCTCACATTTTTGCCCGCTGCTGCTTTTTCCGCTATTTCTTTCTGCTCGTCCTCGTCCAGCTTTGCTGCCTCGTATGCAGCAGTGATACCTAAATTGCCCTCTTTCAGCTGCTCTTTAATCTCCGGCGTTGCGTTGTTGTTGATTGCGTCCATTCTGGCTACGTTTGTGCTGCTTTCGTTTATCATAGCCGCCACTAAATCACGCATTTTGCCTTGTATCTCTAAGCCGTCCTCTTCCTTGGCTCTGATAAGTGCAGCTTTGGTGCGCTCTACTAATCTGGTTTTTTCATAGGCTGTAAGTTCCTGCGTATATCCGTTGCCCGCCAATAAGCGCAGCTCATACATTGCCTCGCTCATATCCATAAAGCGGTAAAGCACTTTCTCATACTCCTTATGCCCCCGCTCTAAGTTCAAAATATTTGCCGCATTACGTCTGTGTCCGTCGATTATACGGTATTCCCCGTTTACTCTCGCCAATACTGTAGGCTGTTCCTGTCCTACGTGTAAAAAGCTGTCTGCCAGCTCTTCTATGTTCTCTAATTTCTGGTGTGTATTCTCCTGCGCTGCCTTTACCTCATAAGGGCTTAAATAAATCTCTTTGTATCCGTCCGTCTGTGCCTGCTGCCCTGCTGCTTTCGTCTTTGCGTTCAGAATGTCGTTAATACCAAACTTTGCCATATTCTCTACCTCGCTTTCTCAATCCTTTGTTTTTTCTTACACTGTCCCATTACTCCGTTGCACATTTCGCACGTTCTCCAATGCTCGCAAGCGTCGCTTTTCGGGCATTTCTTCCCTGCAAATTTGCTGCCCCAGTTCCAGCACTCCGTACCGCCAGTCCTGCGGCAATGCCAGTAAACGCATAATCTCTCTTTATGTGCCACGCTTGCTACCTCGCTTTCCCTGTATACGCTGTTACAAATTTCTTGTACCCCTGCGCCGCTCCGCAGCATGGGCTATACTCATAAATCGGCTTACGCATGAAAGTATTTTCTGCTACTTTCTTGGAATACCGAATAATACCCAAAATATTAAAATCTGTCTTTTGTTCCAGCCACTCTACGCCTGCTGCCTCGCCGTCTGTGTTCTGGTATGACGTAATCAGCACGCCTGCCAGCTTTAATGCTGGGTTAAATACCTTTGCGTCCTCTATCTGCTCTGTCACAATGTCCAGCCCCTCTAAAGCGTCCTCGTCCACCTTTACGGGTACTATTACCTCGTCCGTGATTGCCAGCGCATTTACAACATTAAGCCCAATATCCGGCGGGTTATCAATGATGCAGTAATCATACTTGCCGTATATGGTGCAATCTCCGTAATACTGCATCTTTGCATATACCAGCGCTTTATATCTCTCTATCTGGTTTTCGCTGTCCTCTTTGGTTAAATTCCATGTAGCCCCAAAAAGTGACATATTCGCCGTTACAATGTCGATACCCTCATACTCTGTATGCTGTATCAGCTCGTCTGCGTTTTCCCAGTCCCCAGCCAGTAGCCTTGTAACTGGTGCTACGTTCTCTGCATCATATCTGCTGTACGCCTTGCTTAAGTTTCCCTGCTTATCGTTGTCAATCAGCAGCACCTTATAACCTCGCCTGTATAGCTCATACGCCATGTTTGCCGCTGTAAAGGTCTTGGCTACGCCACCCTTTAAATTCAAAATGCTTATTGTTTTCATTCTTTGCCTCTCTTTCCTGCGTTCGCCTCTAACGCATGGTTACTGTTTCCTGTTCTTTTGTAAGCTCGTCTGAATGTAATAAATGCTGCTCTATCAGCTGCGCTGCTGGCTGCCAGCCGTAGCAGACGGCGGTATAATAGCCCTGCTGCCGCAGATACTCTAACCACTCTTTTTGTTTCTTGGTCGTCGTGTTCTCGCCTGCCTTAAGCTCTATGTAAAGCCCATGATACCCAGCCCTTGCAGCTGGTAGCATAATGTCTGGCACGCCAGCCTTTACGCCCTGCCTCTTAAGCACCGCTGCTGTTGCTTTATCACGTTTGCCGCCGTTTGGCACATGATACATATATTGCAGTTCCGGCATAAGCCCTGTTCTGTATGCAGCCCAGCTAAATAATGCCTCTTGATGCCCGCTTTCGTCGTCCAGTCTAAAGTTTCTCATTTTCTCGCCTCGCTCTCTGTTTAAATTCTACATACTGGCAAATTCTAAAAAGCAGCCCGTCCTTATGCGGCTTGCTGTTCTCTATCGCCAAAAGCGCTATTGTTTCCTCACTTTGTAGTCCTGCATTTCCCAGTACGTCCCAGCGGCATATATCGTAGTATCTGCACCATAGGCAGCAGCGCTTACAGTCCTTGCCTTTCTGGAATAACCAGTATTTAATTTTTTCTATCATGTTTTCTGCCCTTTCTGCTGCCGTTGTCTTTCCAGCTCTCCTGCTGCTCAAAAATAGCCGCTGCAATTCTAAACGCCAGATATGCTGCCACAATCAGTGCCAGCAGTCCGGCTATTATCAACACTGCTGCAATGGCAACGCCCTTGATTATCTGCATTTCAACCCCCCCTATCTGTTATTTTTACTAATGTGTATCTTAAATACCCGTAGCCGTAATACTCTGGACTGTGTACCCCCATGCTTACGCTGTTCTTGTCCACGTAATAGCCCTTTATTGCTTTTGGCTCTTTCTTGAAATACTCACGGTCTGAAATTATGTGGTACTCTGGTTCTGGTCTTACTAAATTCTTGCTGCAATTCCAGCGCTTGCCCTGTAATGCTCCGTCAGTACCCTTTTTGTGCGTTCCTGTGTACTTGATTAAATAACTTGCCAGCTCTGCATAGTTGCCGCTATCGTCCAGTGGGAATACCTTAACCCTGTTATGCCCCTCGTATGCCTTATACCAGCAGCGTTGTAAAATCTCTGTATCAATTTTATTTACTACAAGGTGGTGATGCCTCGCACCTTTCTTGCCTATCTCCATAACGTGTATGTATTTGAACTCTAACCCTGCTTTTCTGTACTCCTTTCTGCACTCCCTCAAAAATACGTCTATGTCCTGCCGCATCTGCTCCGGCGTTCTGTCCGGCTCTCCTTTCCTGCGGATATAGTCAAGCACTAAATGGTAGTCCCCATAGCCATAGTTTGCATTTATGAGTATCCTTAACTTTCTCTCTGCCTGTCTGGTGTTTACTTTCTCCTGCTCTTCTTTTGTTGGCTTTACTTTATCCCCTCTGCTGATACCTTTCTTTTTGTACCTGCTGGTAAAGTACCTCTCTATCTCTATCGTATTTCCCGCTTTTGTTACCCTCTCTACGTATGGCATATATCTACCTCTCTGTCGGTTCGTTAATACTTTTATCAAGTGTTAAAACGGGCTGCCTGCCCGTTAAATTTCTTGACTTTGTGCCATACATAGCTTATAATTTTTATAGTATTTCAAAGCTGTATAGCTTAGCGCCTATGGTGTTTCCCCACCGTAGGCGCTTTTATTTTTTCATGTTTCCTGCCGCTCTCTTATGCGGCTTAAGGCATACTCATAAGCCCGTCTGTACGGCTCTCTGCAATCGTAGCCCGTGCAGCTGTATAATTTGCTGCCCTTGCAAAATTCGCAGCTATGCAGCTTTGCGTAATCGCTCGCCGCCCTCTCCTGTCGCTTTTCCTCATATTCCAGATGCCGTTTAATCTGGTTTGCATCTATAACCGCAATTCCCAGCATATTTGCTGTATGTATTTCTCTGTCCATTCCCTCTGTTATGCCGTATTTCACACCAGCAATAACAAAATCGCAGCCTTTCAGCAGCGCAAGCCCCGCAGCCATGCCCCTTGCCCGCTCTTCCGGCTTTTTATCGTCCATGCACTGCGTCATATATAAATGCGGCGTAATGGGTGCTAAGCCCGCCTCTAACGCCTGCCGTGTCAGCTGCTGCGCATAATCTATGTTTCTGTCCAGCTCTGCGCCGTCTTTCGCCCTGTATGGGCTGCATATATAAACCTTTCTCATGCCTTTTTACCCGCTTTCTGTTGTGTCTCTGCCCGTGCCTGTTCATTTCCTGCCAGATATGCTGCTAAGCACATCAGCTCGTCTGCTCCCTTTTGGTCTATAAAATTACAATCAACGCAGCATTTACAGTACCCCGTAATCTGTAAATATCTGTCGTATACTTCCTGTGGTGTCTGGCACTGCTTTAAGCTGTCCACCATGCCTGCAAGCTGCTGTATTGCCTTTATGCCTGCCTCGCCGCCCTTTCCGTGTATCCCTACTGTAATCTGCCGCATTTTTGTTGCGCCGTCTGCTCCTAAAATTGTTTTACTCTTCATTCTGTGCCTCGCTTTCTTCCTTAAACCCAGCCAAAATCATAGTCATTGCATCTATCGCTGTATCAAAATGTTTTCCCAGCTCTGCTGCGTCAATAAGCCCCTGCTTTGTGTTTCTTTCGTTCCCTTTCATTACTTGCGTTTGCAAAATAGGTTTTAACTGGCTAAGCCCAGCTATGCTGTTCTCTAACTCTTCCTCACTCACGCAGATTTTTACATAGCCCTTGCCGATATGTTCAACACTCATTTTCTACCTCTTCTGTAGCTTTTCGCGCAAAATGCAAAATATTTTCGCGTCATTTGCAAAAACCTATTTTAAAAACAGAAAAAGGACGTTTTAAAGGGCTGTAAAATACCCTCTAAAACGTCCTTTTCCTACTGCTTTTTCTTCGGCTTTCGGTTTCCATGCTCTTCAACAATCAGATCTTTTCCCGTGATTTTGTGCTGATTCGGTACATATTCAATTAGATCTGAAATATCGCACTCTAATACTTCACAAATCTTGTCAACGTGATCCAGGTTTATACGGGTTACGAATTCGTGATACCATTCGTTGATTGTACTTGGCCGGATTCCAGTGGCTTCTGCAAGATCTTTCTGCGTCCACCTTTTTTCTCCAAGAAGCCGTGATAAATGAATTTTAATCATGATATCCATGCCCCTTTGCTGGTTATTCTAGCACGAGGGCACTCTTTAAAAGTCATTTTGTTATATTATAACGAAATACGTTATTTTTCGTAATTCCTGATTATCAGTTCCTTGAATTCCGAAGTCTTCGTCTTACCCGCCAGGCTGTTATTCCGGCTTATTTCTTCGATATTGTAACCCTTATACAGTTCTCTGACGTAAGCATCATCATTATAAGATAAAATAAAACGGCCTTTGATACTGCTTAAAACGGCTTTTAAACGCTCATGATCCGCTTCAGTGAAGCTTCCCTCATAATATTTTTCCGTCCCATGATAAGGCGGATCAAGATAAAAGAGTGCCCCTGGTCTATCATAAACCCGAATCAGGTTTTCAAAGTCCTTGTTCTCGATTACAACACCCTGAAGCCTCTTTTGAATGAGGGGAAGGTACTCGATAGCATTAGCAAGGTTCTTCTTATTCGTTCCGAAGGTTCTGCGATCTGAACCAAAGCTCACCTTTATAATATGAAAGAACCGCGCCGCTCTCTGGATATCCGTAAGTCCCTGACTGTCAAGCTGGCTCTTGCTGTCAAAGAACTGTTCCCGCGATATAGTCAGCCATTCCAGCTCTCTCTGCAGTTCTCCGCAATGATACTTGATGCACCGATATAAGTTTATCAAGTTGCTGTCGCGGTCGTTGAATACCTCCAGTTCTTTTCCCTGCTCTTTTTCAAAAAGAACCCATCCAGCTCCACCAAAAACCTCCACATACCGTGTAAAGCCTTCTTCTGGAAACCTTTTTACAATCTCTTTTCTCAGTAATTTCTTTCCACCGATCCATGCAATAAAACTATTCATTATGTCCTCCTGATTTCAATTTTAAGGGGCATGAAATCAGGATGCTCCGGGAGCTCGTACTCCCAGAGCCTTCATTTATCTAACGTTTTAAATACGCACTGCTACAGAAGCCCGTGTAAGCTACTCCCTTCACAGTAGTCTTTACATAATACCATGGCTTTCCGTTGTACAGGCTGTAATATCCATAACAGGAGACCGCTGCTCCCTTCGGAATTGTAACCAGAATATCTTTTGTTGTACCGGCTCCCGCTCTCAAATTCAGATCTGCCGTGGTTTTATAGGTTCCACTGATAGATACATCCTTTTTCTGAGCTGCTTCAACTTTTTTATTCTGGCTGCTCTTGGAGCCATTGTCCAGAACAACCACAGTGTGGCCTTTCGTCTTTGTGACCAGGATATCTCCTCGTAACAAATAGTCTGAAGCTTTGCAATACTCATCTTTTTCCAGGATATCAAACTGGCCAGTCTGCCTCAGTGCTGCCACCTCATTCGCTGTGCTGAAACTATTCACATGAATTCCAGCATAAAGCACACAGCAACGTACCAATTCAGAGCAGTCTGTTTCCACGGCTGTATTTACCTTGGAAAGATCGTAATCATATGGCTTCGCTGCAGCCGTTGCCGTTCCTCTGTGGCCCTGGCAATAACCGATATTGTCATTCTGGCAGGCAGCTTCCATGTTTTTAGCGATTGCCTCCCGGACTGCAGGTGCCTTCGCCCTAATAACAATCCAGCCCTTTGAATGCAGATACCAGAGCTGCGTTGACACCTCTCTGCCGGTCTGATCGCCCGCCTTGCCACCATTTACTCCACCATTTTCATTACTTCTTGCGCTTCCAACTCTTACTCCCATGTTGACTACACCTCCACATCATCCGTTGCTTCAATCACAATTCCTGCATTTTCCTGAATCTTCATCTGTTTTACTGCGGCTTCAATCAGGATCTCAATCTGCGTGTCCGAAAGTGCGATGTTCTTCTCCTGAAGAAGCTCTTTTAAAAACTGCGTAACGATGGCTTTTTTCTCTTTTCCATCAGTGGCTTTCATGGTCTGCTGGGCCATTAAAACCGCTTTATACGCCCACTGTGCCACCAGATTCAGCTTCTCGGAATCAGCCTTGCTTTTTACCCAAGGAAGCACATATCTGGTTAATACCAGTACCGCCACCATCACCAAAATCTTTAAACCTTCAAAGCAAATATCACTCATTCTCCGTCTCCTCCATGCTTTCTTTTTTGTCTGTCTCCCTATCCTCCAGTTCATACTGTCTGGAAAGGTGTCTGTCTTTCGTTGTTTTGATCCAGCCCATTACTCCGCATTCTCCGCCACATACGCTAAACACGCAGGTACATAAGGTATCCGGAATTCCTCCTGTTCTTATGTAAATAGTAATCATCGCAATCACAAAAACAAGTAAAAATATCGCCAGAATTACGAGGATCACATCCATGGTTTTCCACTTCTCTTTTTGCATGATCTTCCTCCAATTAAAAAGGCACATCGGAAACATCCGATGCACCTGTTTTTACCTTATTATTTCTCTGTGAGCTTCGTCCATATAGGGAAGTTCTCGGCAGCCGTATTCAGCTACGTTCATTTCCTGATCGATAGAATCCAGCTTCTCCCGATAATAATTCTTTACTTCTTCGGAAACCTGGTTCATATGTTCCAGATCTGTCACCAGCTCCCGGAGGAGATCTGCCTGCTTGGTTGTCACATCGCAAAGCGTGTCTATAATATGAAGCAGAGTCATGTTTCTTCTCCCTTCCTATCATTCCTGTTTTTCCGCTTCAATAGCCGCTTTCACCTTTTCCCGGAAGGCCGCCGGTACGCTGTCAAGGGTTCTGATTCCAGCTTTAACTAAGGTCACATAAAGTTCTAACATATTACACGCCTCCATTCTCTTTTTCATACAGATCTGCAATGGCCTGCATGATGACTAACTGATTTTTTTCTGTCTCAATAAGTTTCTCATAGATATCTGCCTGAGCGGCCATGGAAGTCAGCATATTTTTATTGCTGTTTTCCTGCTCCAGGGCTGCAAAATATTCTTCTTTTGTAAGAATCCTGTACTCACATGAATAACCCTTATCAGCTTCTCCGTTCCCGTCTTTTCTTTCATACGGAGTGATATTGCGTCTCTGAATGTAAGTACCTTTTCCAAGCTCCTGAAGGGTTTCAGGCTGCTCTCTGCAGAGTTCCTTTTTCCATTCCTGCATGACGATTTACCTCCCTTGTCATCTTTGAAATAATCCGTTTGATTTTACGGACGTTTACCAATTCCTTAATATGTATCAAATACCAGTCATACGTTTCTGAATGTGTGATCCACCCCAGCAACGATACAAAACCACGGCAAAGCCCCAGCGGAAACCGCTGGCCGTTTTCTTCCTTTTTGTGCAATTTTCGGGCTATGCGCTCTACATGAAGTAAAATGTGCTTTCGGATCAGCACTTTTGACCGGTAAAACAGCCAGCCCATGGCTGACACGCAGCGCCCCGTTTTCTTCCCATTTTTCTTGGTATATTCAAACCGGAACACCTGCCAGTCATTCTTCATGCGTAATCTCATCTTCCCAAGCGCCTGCCGAATATAAAGCAGTGCCTGGTGCAGCTTCTTTTTGTTGTCATCAGCCAGCGTATAATTATCCATATACCGGACATGATGTGCGATTTTCAGCTTACATTTAATGTCATAATCCAGTTCCTGGAGCATGAAATTTGCAAGCCATTGAGAAAGGTAGAAACCTAAAGGCATTTCTTTAGGAAAATATGTCATGCAGACATCAATCAGATGCAGAAAAAAGCTGTCTTTAACTCTACGCTCCAATTTTTTCCGAACAATTTTATACTGAATATGGCTATAAAAATGCCGGATATCTGCCTGTGCAAAGTTCCTGATCCCCTTTCCACTTTCGATCCAACGTCTGATAGCTCGCTGCCCCTTCAGGGAACCCCTTCCAGGAAACGATGAAAAGCTCATCGGATAGCTGCTTCCCGCTATGATCGGTTCCAGGATCATTACTATTACATGCTGAATCCAGAGCTCCACCATAGTCGGTACATAAACAACCCTTGTCTTTCCAAACTCTTTAATAATTACCGGGTTATGCTTTACTGGTTTAAATCGCTTTTGAGGATCAGTCTGCCATCCATCCGGCTTTGTATTCAGGATAATTTCCTGGATTTTCTTAACCCAGGCATCCAGATTTTCCTCTGCCATTTGAAAGTCTTTTCTCTTTGTTTTCCCTTTTCTCATACGTTTAAA